CGCCCCTGTTGGGCGCATCCCTCAATGTTGAACTCCGTTCAACTTCCATGTTCGTATGTTAACCTACGTTATTGAAACCACAGAACCATCTCAGGACGTGGTGCTAAGCTTCACGCTTCGCAACCCTCCTGTTGGTGTCCCGGAAACATTAACTGGACTCTACTCTCTCCCCTCAATTACGAGGAAGTTTGAGGAGTGTACAGCTAACAGTTCGGGAGGCCGGCATAAATGGAAATCCTGGGAGCATTACCAACGCTTCCTGGAACCAGTTGCCCAAGCCTTCTATTCTGAAGCCGTCACAAAGTTTCCCGGTAACTACCGGTGGACTGGTGACGTGCCGACGAATGGTGTGCCTGTGTTCGGTAATGAATTCGGTGCAGCTGACTTCCCAGTCTTGGGTTTGCCAGCTATGTATGTTAAACGACTGGACAATGGCTTCGTGCCAGAACCCAGTGACTTGTCTAACCTCTTGGCAGCCGCCCATAAGGCGATACTACCTCAGGTCAAGTCGGAATTGAGTCTACTCAATACTTTATATGAGTTAAAAGACTTCAAGACGTTACCCCGTACATTATCTCGAATTAGCGGATTGAACCTCCGAGCGACAACAAGTCGCCGTGCTCAAACGCTACGAGATATGCTCCGAGCAAGAGTAGGGGCGAACGCCCGCGCTGTCGCGGATTCGCACCTACAATGGCAGTTTAATATCCTGCCTTTGCTGTCAGACATTGCTGGCATCCGTGCCGCAATGTTGCGCACCCAGCGTCGTGTAAACGATCTGGTAACGCGTCAGGGAAGAGTCAATAAGAGGCACTTTGTTGTTCCTCTTACGGAATTATCCGATAGCGATACCACGTTCCTAGACCATACGGTCACAACTGGCCCGGTTCCTACTGCGCCCCACACCGTGGGGTTCTTTAGATACCAGTCAGGTGCTGACCTTAAGTATAGGTTTCGTCGGCAAGTTATGCAGACTTCTTCTAAGTTTCATGTTGAAATCGAGTACAATTATAATTACTCTGATTACCAGACTGCGAATGCGCAGTTCCTGGGACTACTAGATGCGTTTGGGGTAAATTTTAATCCCCAAATCATCTGGAACGCAATCCCCTGGTCCTTCGTAGTTGACTGGGTTCTCGGCGTAAGCCGGTTCCTTGGTCAATTTTCGGTGGGCAACTTGAACCCTGTGATAAACATACGACGTGCCCTCTGGAGCGTCGTGCGGACGCGGCGCATACTCCTTACCCTGCAAGGGGAAGGGAGTGTGCCGTTGCAACGCCCGGCCTTCTACGACACACCCGTATCATTGTTGTATGAACAAGCGTACAGACGTGAAGTTTATACGATAACGAATAACTCGATATCGTCGAGCGGGCTGAACATAAAAGAATTCAGCCTGGGCGCTGCACTCGTGATAGCACGACGCAAGCGCTGGTAACAACGTGGAGACTAACTCCACATCAACCTGTAATCAAGCATGTTAAGTAATACACTCAACACAAATGAAGTGAAGAACGCGGCAGGCACTGAAGTAGAATTCAGTCGTCTGTCGCAAGGCGATGGCCGTAAGACTGTGTTTTCGCAGATCGCGGAAACACCTTACGCCCCATACCGGCTTACTGTGTCTCACCAAGAGACCGGTACCGGCGTCAACCTCCGTCGGCGATCCCTCATACGATTCGACAAAACTGTCGTCTCGTCTGTAGACTCGACTAAGATGGTTGTTGTTTCAGCATATATGGTTCTCGACGCCCCTATCGGGGCGTTGACCACTACAGCTGAAATGGCCAATGTAGTTGCGAATGTGATGTCGTTTGCTGCCTCACTTGGGGCTTCAACGACCATTCTCTACGACTGCACTGGTAACGGCGCCGTGACTCTTCTCAGCGGTCAACTTTGACCTAATTGAGCAGTCACCTTCACAAGTAGTGGAGAAGCAGGGCTCGGGTGGTTTAAGCCCGAGTTCCTGCTGTCCCTACTTCGTATAACGTTAGAACAAAAAGACATCTACGTCTTCGCGTGTGGGGTAGCCACTTTGGACTTGTAGTACTGCAGTGATGCAGTATACCGAGCCTGTAAGTGGTGTACCTTGACGTATAGACGCAGTGAATCTTATTCCCCGTCCTCGTGGGTGTCCCCTCAGGGCCTGGATCGCTTCGCACATGCGAATCGAAAAAGGTTTCTGAAGATCAACCCTAGAGCCGGACAATTCGCCGACCCAGTTGTCCAAGAACTCGATCGCTAACTCTAGTGATCGGGCCTCGGCTGCTGATAGGTTGTTTTCTATTACACTTAGTGTGATGGATTTCATAACGTTGTCGTTCCTAATCGGTACTAAGAAGGGTGTATACATGCTCTAGGAGGCATACCATATGGGTGCCATTAAGAGCCTAGATGAAAATGAAATCATCGCTGCACTTCTTCTTAGCGTTAACACGCTACATGGAGTTGTGTTCAACAATTCGGCGTATCGCTTGACCCTTCAAAAGGTCTTGCGAAGAACCAGTCGCGAAGGCGTGGGTTTTCTATCGAAAACCTTGCCCCGTCTTGGGAAGTGCCTTGACAAGGCACTCACCGGTGAACATCTAATGAACAAAGTCAATCATGGCTTCAAAACCTGTGATGACTCAGAACTCCCCAGGTTTCTGGGTGAATTCTTTCAAAAGGTGTTCGCGAAAGACGGGTCTATCCTTCCCGATCCGTGTATTCAAAGCATTCGCATCCTTAGGGACGTACTTTATTTGTTTTACAAGTACGAGCTTCCCTATACTGATGAACAAGAACAAAGCGTCCTCCAAAAGTTCGAGAGAACTGAGGAGGAAATCTCGTCGATGTCAACGGTTAATGCGGCAGAAATGCCTCAATATACTGTTGAAGCTACTAACGTTAGGCGTACTGGCTTTAAAAGCACGTACAGTCACCGGGAAGTAGCTCGCGAAGCACGAATCCTCTTATCGAGGGTGTTCGCTGCTTTTGATCCATTAGACATCATACCACGACACGGCCCCGGCGCTGTTGCCACCCGGCAAAAGCAATGGGAGAAGTTTCGATGGACAGATGTTCCTGAATCGATTACTGATGTGTATCCGTTTGACGCCTACTTTTGCGCGTCACTTGGGCATGTCTGTGATACTTACCAGACGTATGAACGGATTGGTAACGCAAGTCCTCCTGCTCGAGTTATTCTCGTAGCGAAGGATTCTCGCGGGCCCCGACTGATCTCTTGCGAACCACCGGCTTTCCAGTGGATTCAGCAAGGGTTGAGACAGGCCATTTATCGGCTAGTGGAGAGCCACCACCTCACCCGAGGTAATGTATTCTTCACAGATCAAGGTCCCAACCAAAGGGGTGCCCTTCTAGGGTCACTCCACGGCGGGTACGCTACTCTGGACCTCAACGAGGCCTCAGACCGTGTATCACTTGATCTAGTTCGCCTACTCTTCCCCCCGCACATCGTGCGGTGTTTGGAAGCAGCTAGGTCCTCATCAACAG